TCAATGGTATGTTACGGCAGGAAATGGAAACGTAATTTTTTATGCTTCAGTCGGAACTACTACTGGTTATTATTCTTCTACAACTTCGGTTACTAGCGTAACTTTTCCACAGGTTTTTAATTCAATTTATTATGGCAATAGTCTTTTTATGGCTTTTTCTTACAATAGTTCTACCAGTGGTAATTTGACGGTTTACACATCACCAACAGGAGCAACATGGACTGCTAAAGGAGTAGCACCATTTTCAATTTCGCCTAATGGGGTTGCTGGCAATCCTTATTGTGCTTATGGAAATGGCGTTTGGTGTATTTCTAGTGGCGTAACTTCTGCAACTTCGGCAAATAACGGAACTACTTGGACTGTAAGTAAATCAAATGCTCTTACCGCAAGTGGAGGCGGTATTGCTTTTATTAACAACTTTTTTTACATTTTATCACCTTCACAATTTCCTATTTATTATTGTAATGATGGATTAAATTGGGTTTCAACAAACATTCAGGCTTCAACAAGTTCTATTACCTGCGTTTACGCTGCAAACAATACAATAGTAACGCTAGCGTATTCGCCTAGTACAACAGGCGGTCAAACTATTGCAATTCCATCTACCGGTTCTGTATTACCTGTAAACTACGGTATTTATGCAGGACCAACAACAATTTATTAAGGAGACATTATGACAATTCAATACCCATCAGAACCAGCAAGCCACGCAACGGTTAAAAAAATTACATCTTGGGAAGGTCACGAAATTACCTACTCAGTAGATGGAGAAGCACCGTTTACAATTAATGCATGGAACGCTGCTACGCCTAATCCAGAGGATGCTCCATTTTGGCACCAGCCACACGACCTTCTAGGTAACGATTGGACTGACCAAGAAACAGCACAAGCATTTGCAGATAAGTGGATGGAAGATAACTTCATTACACAACCTGCACCTGCACCTGCACCTGCTTCAAACTAACTAAAAGGAGCCAGCCGTGCTTGGCAGTAACTATCTTGGTGGAGCATACTTAGCCGAGGGGTTCGCCGGTTCAACAGTAGGTGGAAGCGTTCAAGCTTCTTTTACTGCCAGTGCGGTTGGTTCTAATTTCTTTCCTACATTTCCGGCGACTGGTTCGCTTAGCGGAACATTCAACGGTGCTATGTCCACCGGCAGCCAGTTCGGTGCAATCGGTGGTTTCCCAATTGGTGTTTATTACTTAGGTGATGGACCTACTGGAACGTTAATCTCAATTTACATTCCGGGAACTGCAACTGGAACGTACACATTTACCGGCTCTGCTGCTGGTGCGGTAACGCTTATACCGGGAACTGGTGCGCTTACAGGAACATTTGCTGGCAGTGCTACTGGAAAAAACTCACTTAATGGCACAGGAAACATTACTGGTTCTTTTTCTTTTAACGGAACCGCAACCGCGTACTTACCCGGAACATCGCAACTCGTTTCAACGTTTAATTCAACAGCATCAGGAACCGCGTACGAACCTGCGAATGGTGCATTAACTGTTGACACCACTCTCGCCGGAACAGCAACAACGTTTATTCCTGCTTCTGCTGCGTTAACGGCTGATACAACTCTTAGCGGAACAGGAATAGCGTTTGAGCCTGCTTCGGGAAGCCTTAACGGAAACGCGAAACTCAACGCGACAGGTACGGCATACAAACCTGCTCAAGGAAGTTTGATACTAGATTTCGTATCAAACGCGACTGCTTCTGCTTACCTTCCTTCGACAGGAAACTTGTCAAGTTCGTTTAACGCAAATGCAAATGCAACAACGTTTATTCCTGCAAACGGTTCTGGAACATTTAATTTTTCTGCAAGTGGAACTGCAACAACGTTTTTACCTTCAAGCGGAAGCATCAACGCAAATGGAACACTTAGCGCTACTGGTGCTTCTGCTCTTTATGGAAACGGAAATGTATTCGGCACATTAAATACCAGCGCTACTGGCTCTGCTGCTTTGTACGGAACCGGTGCTTCCACAGCAACGTTCTCCGCTTCGGGAACTGGAACTGGTGCTTTGTACGGAAACGGCGCATTGTCAGGTTCGTTCTCCGCGAGCGCAACCGGTTCTGCATTTAAGGTAAGTACGGCGCAATTAGTTGCAACGTTCGCTGCAAATGGTACAGCGACACTTATCCTCAACGCTTCGGGTGCGCTTAGTGCTTCGTTCTCCGGTAACGGAACTGGTCTAAAGATTTTTGTTGGTTCAGGAAACATCAACGGAACATTCTCATCAACTGGAACTGGTTATCCGTTCTTGCCAAGTCAAGGCAACTTAACAAGCACATTCAACGCAACCGCAACCGGAACTTCATACATTCCTGCTGCCGGAGCCAACGTTGCCTCGTTCTCCGCTAACGCGGTTGGAGCAGCGTTTGAACCCGGATTCGGAAATCTCAATGGGTCATTTTTGTCACAGGCATCCGCAACGGTCTACATCCCCGGTCGTGGACAAGTTTCGGCAGCATTTTTCGCAAACGCGACCGCTACAACGTACCTTCCGGGGCATGGAATTGTGTCGGTGGACTTCGCTGCCCGAGGAACAGCAAAAGCCTTTATACCGGCTTCTGGAACCCTTTCAGGTCAATTCGTCACAATCGCCACCGGAACAGTCATTTATCCGCACCATCCGGGAACTGTTACCGGTGATTTTATAACTGCTAGTGTCCGAGGCGCGTTTAAGGTAGCCTCTGTAACAGGAGATTTTGAAACTGCCAAGGTGCGTGGAAAAGTCAAGATACTGGTCGAGGATTAAATGGGTTACAACATTATTGAAGGCAGCACAATTCGCTTCTACACTTCACAGCCTTTTACGTCTATTGACGGCACAATCGTTGACCCTGACGTGGTGACATTTTCGTATGAGATTCAAGGTCAAACACCAGTTACTTACACATACACACAAGGTTCAGGCGACCCAACCAATACCATTGTGAACACTGGCGTTGGTTACTACCAAGCAGACATTCAAACTGCTGGGAATGCTGGTACGTGGACTTGGCAATGGTCAGGACAGCCAAACGGTTCAGGCGACGACCCGACCAATACCTCCGTCGTTACCGAAGGAACGGTCATAGTTTCCGTTGCTTCCGTTGCGTAATACACCACGCATACACACGTTATACACATAACTATTGCCTTTTGCGCGGTCATTTGTTACAATCCCTCATGGAGGTAGTAACTAAGGAGAAACATGGCAAAAATAGATTTGTCGGAATTCTATGAAGACAATAAAAAGAAGTGCATTGTTGGTAGAGCAATCGCCAATTTGATACCAGAAGATACTGAAAAGATTCAAGCAGCATTTGTTGAAGAAGAAATAACCAATACTTCAATCAACAAGTTTTTGTCTGCTCGTGGTGTAAAAATAAGCACCGATTCTGTTCGCAATCACCGTTATTCGCGGTGCGGATGTAATGGCTGACCTTTCCGAGTTTGAGCGCAAGCAAAGGCACAAAGAAACACATCCGTCAGGATGGGAACCAAGCCTTTCTTGGAACGGCAAAGACGGCACAATAACCGCTCAATTAGATAATGAACCTGACGAAGGAGTATGGGCGCAACTTATTGAAGACTGGGGATTAGACCCAGCGCGCACGATGGTCGTTGACGGCTCATTGCAGATACGCGCGTGGGATAGTTCTCGCAACGGCGAAATAGTGCGCATGAAGTATTACCGCGCGACTATCAAACCACGAGACATTGTTGTTGACCGCGCTGACATTGACAAACTTTGCAGAATGGTGGAGAAGAAAAAGCCTTCAAAACTTGTTGTTGAAAACGGCAATTCTTCATTCTTGGTTCTTCTATCTGACTGGCAATTAGGAAAGTCAGAAAACGGTGGAACAGAAGCAACAACGAAACGAATTATTGACGCAATTGACAAAGCCGTGTATCGCTACAAACAATTGCAAACGTACAGTTCCGCTCCTTCTGAAGTGTACATAATCGGACTCGGTGACTTGGTTGAAGGGTGTGATGGTTTCTATCCCATGCAAACTTTTCAAGCAGATTTGACTGACCGCGAGCAAGACCGATTAGCGCGTCGCCTCATTCTTTACGCGATTGACGCGTTCGTTGACTTACAAGCAAAAATTGTTGCTATGGGAGTTCCCGGTAATCACGGAGAGAACCGCAAGAATGGCAAAGCCTTTACTGACTGGTTAGATAACCGCGACTTCGCTGCTTTTGAAACGGTCGCTGAAATTATTGCTGCTAATCCTGCTCGATACAAGAACGTCAGCATTCCAGTGAACGCCATCAACGCCGACGACTTGACAATGACACTTGACTTATCAGGAATTCCTGTGTCGTTTGCGCACGGTCATCAGTTCCGTAGCGGTACCAATTCACAAGCAAAAATGGAAACCTGGTGGAAGGGTCAAGCGCTCGGCAGAACGCAGGTTGCAGACGCAGAGATTCTTTGCTGTGGCCATTTTCACCA